GGTCAGCCTGAACAAGTCGAAGGAAGTGCTGACGCTGGTTTGCCCAGAGCATGGTGAGTTCCAGACCAAGTACAACCGCATGATGAACAAGCGGGACGGCCTTTCACCCTGCCCAACCTGCTGTCGGCAGATTGGCGGGCTGATCAGCCGAGTACCTGAGTCCGAATGGGTGAGCCGGATACAAGCTATTCACGGCGATCAGGTCAAACTCGTGAGCCCCGCTGGGCGCTGTCAAGCGCTCCACACGTTCACCTGCAAGGAGCATGGTGAGTTCGAAGCTCGTCCACTCGACGTGGTTGGGAAGTCATCAGGCTGCCCGACCTGTGGGGCACGTGCGCGTTTCGATTGGAGCCAGGAGAACCTCAAGGCGACCCCGGAGGAATTTGTGACCAAGGCTCGGGCCATCCACGGTGATCGCTATGACTACGATCTGGCGACCGTGGACGGCAACAAGTCCAAGGTGCGGATCATCTGCAAGGAGCACGGGGAGTTTTGGCAGAAACCAGGTAACCACCTGCACAATGAGGCGGGCTGCCCAAATTGCGTGGGGTCAATCTCCAAGGCGGAGCAGGAGATCACCGAGTACGTCGAGAGCTTGGGTTTCGCAACCGAGACGCGGAACCGCAAACTGCTCGGTGGGTGGGAAATCGACACCTACGTGCCGGCGCACAAGTTGGCGATCGAGTACTGCGGCCTGTACTGGCATGGTGAGCACTACAAGGACGCCGGCTACCACAAGGAAAAGCTCAGTCGGGCGGATTCCGCGGGCATCACACTGATCACTATCTTCGAAGACGAGTGGTTGGCAAAACGAGATCAGGTCGAGCAGCAACTCCGCGCAAAACTTGGCCTGCTGCCTTCGATCCACGGTCGACAAACTGACGTTACCCAGATCACATGGGCTGAGGCCAAACCCTTCCTGGATCGTTGGCACCTGCAGGGGGCGGGGATGCCAGCCTCGGCCTGTTACGGGCTGACCCAAGGAGATAAGCTCGTGGCTGTTGCCACCTGGGGAAAAAGCAGATACGAAGAAGGGAAGCTGGAACTCTACCGCTTCTGCTCGGCGGGGGTTCGAGTGGTCGGCGGACTGGGCAAGCTCGTGGCCGCCGTCAAAGCGCCGGGAATCACGCTGGTGACCTATGCCGATCGGCGCTGGGGGACCGGAGCCGGTTACGGCGCTGTGGGATTCACCCAAGTCGAACCCACCCAACCCAACTACTTCTGGTGCAGGGGCTCGGAAAGGCACAGCCGCCAGAAATTTCAGAAGCACAAACTTGACAAGGTCCTGAAGTCTTTCGACCCCACATTGACGGAGGTCGAGAATTGCCACCGTAATGGCTATTGGCGGGTTTATGATTGTGGCAATTCAAAGTGGGAACTCGTATGCAACTGACCGGCACACCCGACTTCAAACATCACGTCGAGCGGATCAAATCGGCCACGCTCAACAAACATTCGCTGGGCTCCATCCCGGAATGGATCGAACAGAACACATTCATCAACGGAGACCCTTACTCGTTCAAGGATCACGAGTATCAGGAACGCATCCTGCGCGACACCTCGAAGGAGGTCGTGATCATCAAACCTTCGCAGGTCGGGATCTCGGAGACCTCGGCCCGCCTGGCGCTGGCGCTCTGCGCGGTGGTCCGTGGATACACCGTGGCCTACACCTTGCCGACTGCCGGCTTCGCAGCCACCTTCATGCGAACGCGGATCGACCCGATCATCCAGGGTTCGCCCTTCCTCACCTCGGCCATCCACACCACCACGGACAACGCCGAGGTCAAGCGTATTGGCGATTCCTACCTCTATCTGAAGGGCTCGCAGTCGTCGAACGCGCCAATCTCGGTTCCGTGCGACCACCTCATTCATGATGAGGTGGACTTCAGCGACCCTGAAGTCATCTCGCAGTACCAATCGCGCCTGACCCACTCCCGCTACAAGCGCAAGACCAAGCTGTCGACGCCGACCATCCCGAACCGGGGGATTCACCGCGAGTTCCAGCGCTCACGCCGCTACTTCAACCTGATCAAGTGTGACCACTGCGGGCATCACTTCCTGCCGGATTACTATGCCCACGTCAAGGTCCCCGGCTTCGACGATGATCTGCACAAGATCACCAAGCGCAACCTGCACAAGTTCGACTACAACGCCGCGTTCGTGCAGTGCCCGAGCTGCAAGGGCAAGCCCTCGCTGCAGCCCGAGCACCGCGAATGGGTCTGCGAGAACCCGACCGAGCACTTCGTCGCGGTCGGCTACCAGATCACCCCGTTTGACGCACCAAACATCATCACGCCAGGCTACCTGATCGAGCAGAGCACCCAGTACAAACGCCTGACGGACTTCCATAACTTCGGTTTGGGATTGCCTTCTGAGGACAAGGAATCAACCTTGTCGGCGAAGGACTTCGAACACTTGCTCGATGATGGTTTCCACGTCACCTACGGGTCCTATGTCATGGGCCTCGACATGGGCATGGATTGTCATTGCCTGGTTGGCTTCATCAGCCACGACGGATTCCTCGTCATTGTCCATTCCGAGGTCATCCCGGTTGGCCGAGTGCGACAACGCCGCAAGGAACTTGCCCAGCTGTACCGGCCGCGGGTGACGGTGGTCGACTCGCAGCCCTACACCGAGACGGTGCTCGCCATGCAGGAGGAGGACGAGAACCTCTACGGCGCCGTCTACATCCAGTCGAAGAACCTGGAAACCCACTACGTGCGGAGCCAGGAGGAAAAGGAAGAAGACGGCAAGGTTGACGTGCGGCAGCTCAACGTGAACCGCAACCGGGCCTTCGACGCCTACATGGAAGCGATTCGGGCGGGCATGATCCGCAAGATCAAGGACGAGAACGATCAGCTGTGGATCGACCACCAGTGCGACATGAAGCGGGTCAAGGACTGGACGGCCGATCAAGAGATCGCTTTCATCTGGAAGAAGTCCGAGGATGGCAACGACCACTTCCACCACGCCTCGCTCTACTTGTTCATCGCGTCGATGCTGCTCGGGGTCTCGAAGACGATCATGACGCTGCCCTTCCACGTCGCATCGTTCCGTCAGAAGTCAGAAGCGGAGAAGTTGGCAGCCCAGAACGAGATCCGCCGGAGGTACTGACCACCCATTTGCCTTCGGTAACCATTCCGATTAGACTCCGCGCCAAATAAGAGGAGAATTCCAATGCTTCAGCGATCAGTCGGCAACCTTCTCGGTACATTCAATAACGAGGGGATATTGATTCGCCTCGAAGACAGTTTCGGCAATGACATTGCCAGGCTGGCGAACTGGAACACCGCGGGGACGGGTCTACTCGGGCCTGATGGCACACCAGAGACAGCAAGGACTGCCCACGCCGCCGAGCACGCGGCGATGAATAGCGAGGTGACCGCCTCGCGCTCGCTGACGCTGGCCGACTCCGGCAAGGTGCTGAAATGCACACACGCGACGGTGGCGATTGTGCTGACCATCGAAGCTGACGCGAACCCCGACAGCGGCTGGTCGGCGAACGAAGCGGTCGCGGCTTATCAGGGTGGCGCGGCGGCGGTGTCGTTTGCGGCGGGCGATGGCGTCACGCTACGCGGCACGGCGCCCACGGCGGCGCAGTACAGCACGCAAGCGGTGCACCGCGTCGGCGCGAATGAGTGGGCCTACCTATGAGCCTCGTTCTGAGGATGTTGCGACGGCGGCGTGCGCCGACGAGCCCTGTTCGATCCACAAATTACGGCATTCGTCTGTATCAACATCAGGCGATCAACCGCGCAGCAAACACATCGGCATGGGTGAACGCGAGCGCGACAGCCGGCGGATACATGACGTCACATGTCTGCATTGACGCGGAATCAGATTTTGACGCCGTGCAGTTGATTTTTGCCAACGCCTCGGGGGTGAGCAGGACAATCTCAGGAATCAGCGTGGCGGCAGGGGCAACCCTTGGCGATCTGACAAATTCGTCTGCCGCTGGGCGTGCCTCTTTTGTTCAAGGAAAATTTGCCGGGGCGGATTCGGCGGACCTGGCGGGACGTTGAACTCGCCAAATTACTTAGTTTCAGACGAAATCGCCTGCTCATCTGTGGCGCGGGCCGCTGGCGATGCCGCTACGTGGTCAGTGGCCGGCGGGAAGTTGGCAGACAGCTATACGAGACCGCTACTGCATATTCGGGTGACGCAACCAACCGCTGCAATCGATGAGCCTTTGCTCGGCGTGCCCATTGCGATCAGCGCTACCGACTCACCATTTAACCCTGCGCAACCAACAAAATCCGGCCGCTTTGTCTCTTGCAGGAACGCAGCCGCCGCGACGGAGCAGTTGTCTGTGGGTGGGGCGACAGCCTTAACCGGCACGACGTATGGCCCCTTCAGCGGCATTATCAACATGCCAATTGTCGGTATTATTTTTAAGTACCGCAGCAAGTGTTTGTCTGTCATGTGCGTCGGCGACTCGATTACAGATGGGGCAGGCTTGAATTCAGGAAACACGGCTGGGCAGGGCCGACCATGGTCGCTGATTGCCCAGCAGGAGGCGTCAACGATGGAGCACCCAATTGAGTACGGGAAGTTGGCACTAGCCGGCGTCAGTTCAACCGTGTATCTCGGCTACCTGTCAGGCCTAGTAGCAGCTGGGGTGAAGCCGAATGTCGTTATGTTTCCATCAATTACACCGAACGATGGCGACACGAATGAGACGAACCTGCAAGCGTTTGTCGATCTTTGCGCGGCCAACCAGATGCGCTCGGTGATATGGACTGGGCTCCCGATCGGTTTGTTGTCACCCCAGACCGCCAGTTGGACGGACGCAGACGAGTCGCGGCGCGTGGCGCTCAACGAAGCTATTCGGGCAAGAACTAAATACCCATCGGCGGACTGGGCAGAGTTCGAACGCGGCGCGACTTATCTGACTGATGACGCCACGCCGAAGGCATCAATTCCAGCTCTTTACGCAGATGCTATCGACCTGCACCCGAACTACGCCGGCGACGGTTTGATGAGGGCGATGGCAAAAAACAAATATTTGGAAATCGGCGTGACGTACTTCTAATCTCATCTGCACTAGCCGCTGTCCCGCAATAAACCAACCCGCCTCGCGCGGGTTTTTCGTACCACTAAAAGCAGTCCATTTGCCTTCCCCTGCCCACCTGAGATAGACTCCGCCGCATCTTGCGGCGACCTCGGAGTTTCCGCCCACTGAAAAAAGAAGAGGCGGGAAGCCCATGTCCAAAACCAAGAACACCAAGTCGGACAAAGAAACCAAGCGAAGCAAGAAACAAAACTTGACCGACGCAGGCCTCTCCGCCGCCGCCCAGTTGCCGTCCCCGGAAGCTCCCAAGGTGCGGCCCGGCGCCAAGTCGTACATGTCGTTCCTGACGACGACCAAGCCCGCCAACTCGGTCCTGCCCAAGAATGATCGCCGGCTCGCCGCCACCGACATCACCACCTTCCGCAATGGTACTTCGACCCCGAAGGTCATTGCCGACTTCGTCGCCTCGTCGCCGGATCTGTCGGCAGCCGTCTTCGCCTACCTGCGCGTCGGCATCACAGGCAGCTACACCGTCGTTGCGAAAAACCCGGATGGCACCTTCAACCCGGAGGCGACCAACCTCGCCCAGCAGATCACCCAGCGCATGGATTACATGCCGGATTATTCCACAGGGTTCTCGGGCGTCTGGTCACTGCGCAGCATCAGTGAGGCCCTGGCGAAGGAGTTGATCACGAATGGAGCCTGTTCGGGCGAACTGGTGCTCGACAAGACCCGCCTGCCTTCACGGATTCAACCAATCTCAACGGTCAATGTCAGCTTCTACCCGGACAAGGACATCCTGCGTCCGGTGCAGAAGGTCGGTGGTGAGGAAATCGATCTCGACATCCCGACGTTCTTTTACATCGCCCTCGACCAGAGCCTGCTTGATCCCTACGCAAGTTCGATGCTGGAACCCGCGATCAAGGCCGTGATCTTCAGCGAGGAATTCATCGCCGACCTGCAGCGGATCGCCAAGCGGGCAGTGCATCCGCGCCTCTACATCAAGCTGGTCGAGGAGCAGATCCGCAAGGGGATGCCGCCGGAAGCCCAGCACGATCACGCCAAGCTGGTCGAGTACCTGAACGGCGTGATGGCGGGCGTCGAGGAGAAGATCAACGGCCTCGCCCCCGAAGACGCCCTGGTCATGTTCGACTCGATCGAAGCCGACGTGCTCAACAACGGCAACATCTCGATTGGCCAGGAG